TACCAGCTAAATCTTTCTGTCTTTGAAGACTTGCTTTACCTGATTGAGCTGTAACAAATCTATCGATTATATCTGCTTTATCAGCAAGATCAGCTTCATAGAAAGATTCTAATGGTCTAGTATCAATTTCAGAAAGATGCTCTTTCAATAATTCCTTATGACTTTCCAAAATAGCTCTATTAGTTTTATTACTAATATTGAATACCACTCCATATGAATTGTCTTTACTCATATAAAGTTTATACTTACCATCTTGTACTTTTTCCATATATGATTCTACATCATCAGGATCTACCATTAAGTCATTTAATGACCCTTCCAATTTCAAATTCTGATGCATCTTTCTAAGATAATCAAGTGGAGTTGGATTAATGGTAATATCAACTACAGAGTTCATAGACAGCCAAGTCTGGGTAAAGCTAGCATAAACTTTATCTAAAGTTCTAGACATGGTATTAGCCATATCCAATGGAACGGAATCTGCTATCAAACAAGGAAACTGGAATGTTGAATCTTTGGCACCCCTCGTTATAGTTTTGGTATTTAACTTCACAGAATTAAGCTGTGTAGCTACCTCTGGTCCTTTACGCATTACATTTAAAATGTCGTTAATAAAACCCATATGTTTCATTTCCTTTCATTTTACTATAAATTATCTATTTGTTTCAGGGTCGGGTTTTTACAGGAGAAAAAAAAGAATAGGGAGATTTAATCCCTATTCTCTATTAATTATTCTTCTGGAAATTCACCATTATCAAACACAACAGGTATGTCGAATGGAAATAATTCAGATAGTTGCTCTTTTAACTCTGATGTGTAATCGGATTCTGGAAATGACGTATAATCTACCAACCCTTTATATACCCACTGTGCTGAATATTTTCCGATATCTAATTTACACACAATATCCTTAGTTTCCAATACCTCAGCAGATGCTTCACCGAACTCCCCATTAAATATAAATTTTACTTCTAACTCTTTTGATTCCCAGTAATTTTTCTTCACGCTATGAACTTTGTATACCAGAAACATAAAACCACCTTTCTTTCCTTATAAACTTATCATCTTATTATAATAATCTCTGAACTTGATATTATCTACCATAACAGATTTTTCTTCCATGTAATCAGTAAACTTGGCTAGGATGCCAGATATAATTTCGATATTAACAAGGAATACCCTATTATCCAAATCAATATCTAATACCGTTTCTATATCAAAATTCCCATCATACGTATATTTTCTCATCAATAATATAGAATCGTCTGTAATGCGAAAATTATATACAATACCTTCCTGATTTGGATATAGTATATCAGTAATATCCCTCTCATATAACCACTCACTAGACATTGGAAAATCTGATGTAATTCTTGGTATCTCATTATATACCATATATAATCCATTTTCTTTTATAATAGACATAAAAAACTCCTTCCCCGTTAAAGCCAGATAGGTCATCTATAAATTTAATCCCTATTCTTCTTATTATCCTAAGCAATTCTGGTTCTGTAGATATCATAACTACTTAAGTAGTCAGCTATATCAACACCATTAATCTTCGTATTTGATTCCTGTAGGAAATCAATAATTCCATTCCATATATTAACCGGAATTATCTTGTTGAAAGTAATATTTCCATTGTCAATATCAAGTATAACATCAGATGACCTTACTTCAAACTCATTTGCTATATCTCTATATCTATACAACCTGATAAAATCTGAGTATATAACTAATGTATATACATAGTCATTCCCTGAATCAATATTTTGTACCAATCCAGTGATATCCATCTTAAGTGCACCATCACTTCTCTTCTGGTATATATCATTGGTAACTTCAATTCCTGGGTGCTCTTCATCATAAATAAACAATGTTGTCTTGTGCATGATTTCTTTCATTTCTTATACCTCTACTTTCCTATTACCGATACTGATGAATTTAAAAATAAATAACCTGTTAATGTGAGACCGTCTATTAGAGTATGATGCTTCTCTAACATCTGGATTATTCTATTAAACTTTTTATTTTCTATATTTGTATTACAATGGTTTCCTCTATCAGAAACATTGATAATGTTCTCAATACCATATTCTGAATCGAAAACACTCACTGATACAAATTCATTAGATATATTTAGAATATATCTATTTCGATCAACGTAATTAACCTCACCTATTAAGTCGTTAATAACCATATAATTGGTCATACCGTCTTTCTTAATCAAATCACTTGTTACTTTCATAGCTTCCCTTTCCTTTATACAACTATTTTTAATAGTTTTAATATAATATAAAAATTGTAGGTAATATCCAATTCATCTACATTCTGATACCTATCAAATTCTATATCTCCCTCAATTACTTTAAATACTGATTTATTATCAAATGTGCGATAATAACCAATATCCAACGCTTTCCATTTATACGAGTCAATAAAATTCCTTAGCATCTTAATAGTTACTATCTTATTTCCTGACTCTACCGATTTTATAAACTGAGAAATGAACTTAATTAAATAGTCTTTATGCTTCTCATAATTATCATCACTTAATCCTTTAACATCCATTTTATCAGAGTTATAATAGAACTCAATTCTTCTCCCTATATTGATATACGATGTATAACTATTCTTAGGTCTAAAATTGATATTCTTACCAAACTCTTGGAACTTACAAAGTTTACAAGTAAAGATTGCATCTTTCTTAATAGAGATAATATCATTATTCTCTAGTTGATTAGCTTCAAAAAATAATCTTCTTGCTTCTTTAAAAGCATTATTAAGACTTTTAACAAATTCTGGATTATTTATCTGAATTTTTCCTATATTAACTTTTCTTGTATTTTTATCTTGCTTGGATAATTTATCTATAGTAGATTTATCCAATAGGTTAAACTCTTTTATCAATGAGAAACCAGCATCTTTCATATCATACTCAAATATATCAGTATTAAAAAGATACGGGTTACTCTCATTGACATATAAATCGTGTTCATACATAGCTTATTACCTTATATGAATAATTTGATAGACTCAAGCATTTCTTCTTTAGTCATTCCTTCCATATATAAACCATCTTTCTTTAATAACTTTCTAAGTTTCTTTTTACTCATCTTCTTAAATTCTTTCATTTTATTATTTTCATCTTTATTATAATTATCTTTAGCTTCTTTAAGATAGCTATTACATATTTTAAGAACTTCTTTCTTATTGTATTTAATTAGCGAAATCATTCCTGACGAATAATACTTGTAATTATAACAAGGATATCCAAAATGAATAAATATAAATTCAGATAAGTATTCTAAAAACTTCATTGATTTTTCTTCTTTAAAAGTATTCATGAAGACTATATTATATTTTTCTTCAATACTACCTTTAATAAGAGTTGCAAAGAAAGCTTTATTAGTTTCTAATTGCTCAAAGTATCTATCTTTAAATTTCTCATCAGATAGAGTAGAACAAACTTCTGGGTTAGGATATAACATATTTTTTGCTTGAACTATATTTTCGTGTTCACCAGATGAACTTATCCTAGTACTTACCAAGACATACTGGCATTTGAGTATGTCTTGGTAACTTTCATGTCGAAGAAATATGTTCTGATATACTTTTGAGTTAGTATAGTACAACATGTCATTATTTCTTCTTTGGTTTTCTTATTACTGGTATTTCAGATAAGTCATCAAAATCTATTTCATCTGGGTCTGTTTCTGTTACTTCAATATCATCTGGAATATTTACAGGCTTATCTTCTTTACTCTCATCTTCATCTACATGAGATGGTGGTTGTTGAGGATTTATGTAACTTGATATCTGTGGTTCTTCTTTGACTTCTGATGATTGCATCTTGTCTTTAAGGTCTTCCACATCAATAACAACTTCAGCTCCAACTTTTTTATCTTCTACTTCACCGTCTGTAGTTGTTGTTGTTTTAATTTCTACTGCAGCAACTGGTTGTACTTCTTTAACAACTTCATTTACCATCTCTTCAATTTCTTCGTCACTCATATCTGCGAGTTCTTCTGCAAGTTCATTAAACTCATCATCATCTTCGTCATCTTCTATAGATGCTTCTAATAATGGAGCTACAACACTATAGATATCCTCAGTAGTTATAACGTATCCACAAACATCAAACATATCCTCTCTCCATTTAGCTTCAAGTGAGAGAGATGTATTAATGTCAGCTGATATTATCCTTGCAAAGTTCTCGAGGTTATTATATCTACTATCGTAGAAATTTCCCCAGTCTATATCATCAATAGTTCTATTCTCTAATTCGAGAATTAATTCAGCATACTCTCTGAAACTTTTAATGACATTAGCCTGCAAATTACCAGTACTACTTGTATCAAGAATATAGCATCTATAGAACATATCATCCTTATCATAGATTATCTTGAATTTATTTCTATCATATCTATCGATATTATACTGATCGAATACATTTATTATCTTATTAATATCATCTGTTACTGCAAATGGTATTGTATTAGAGAGAGCGTAGTCTATGAATGCTCTTCCGAGAATCTGTTCATTCTCTATAGCAATATCATCTGGAATTACTCTAGTATTTAATTTCAATCCAACTCTTTCAAATCTTGATTGAATGAATACCATCTGCAATTCATTATCTACTTCAAATGATACTGGTTCATATTCTAAGGTATCTTCGTGTATTTCCTCAGTATCAAGCAAACCATTATGGTATCTTTCAACACCATCATCTTCGCTATCAGGTATACCATCGGTTTCAGTGTATTGGAATATACCATATTGATCAAAATATCTTGGTTTTGGCTCATTGTCATCTACAATAGTTTCCTTATTTCTTCTAGTATCTATCATAGAGAATAATTGAGCTTCAAAATCTGTACCAGTATTATTTACAAACATATCATTTTTCGTACCAGCAAGAAACTCATCAAGTTTCCTCAGATTTTCCTGTTGCTCCTCATATGATAAATCCCACATATCGTACTTTTTATTTTTCTTCTTCTTTCCCATTTCTTTATCTCCTTTATTTTAATTTACCTTTTAACATCAGTTCTTGAGATGGCGGATTATCCCAATCTTGATTGTTAATCTCCAGTTCTTCTTGAACTTCTTTTCTATATTCTTTCAAAATAGCTCTAGGGGATTTAGATTTCTTTTCTTTCTTTACACCCTTAGTTACTTCAAATGATGGTATCAACTCAACAGATTTCAGAGGTTCATCTAAAAGATATCCTAGTCGAGTAATATCTCCTATCTCAGCATTCTGTTGTTCTTTACTAATCTTTCTTCTTAATTCACCAAATGTATATTTTCTACCACATGTTGGACAACTTAAGTTTACATAATTAGCATCATATTTTAACATTGATACATCATCACATTCACAGTTAAATACATTGAATTTTACATTATAGATATAAGCAAAATCCAATATACATATAGTACCATCAACTCTTGTTCCCCAGTTAGTATAATTCTTACTTGTTACTCCAACATCTCCTATCAAGAACTGAGTTGATATCAAACCAAGAATTTCTTTCATATCATCTTGATACATATGGAATTCTTGTAGTGTAAATATATTTACATACTCAGTTACTGCGAACAACCCATTTGTACTACATTCATATACCTTTACTACATACGGTTGTAATTGCTTTGTATATAAGAACTCTCTTTTATTATCAATCATTCCATCTTTATCCAAAGCTATCTTAACAGCATAACCATCAATCAAGACAGCCATTCTGTTAGTACCTGAACCTAGTGTAGTATAAGGAACTTCATTATCTGTTAGTAATGCTCTAATATACTGACTCTTCATATTATTATGAATATTTGTAAGCATAGTTACTTTCAAAATATCCAAACATAACTGGTCATTAAAGTATTCTAACAACAAAGACCTTTTATTACCAAACACAAAATCTCCTTTCCATTATTAGAAATCCCAAGTAGAATTCATTAATTTCTCTTTATCCTTATTGGTTTCTTTATTAAGTTTACCAAGAGTCTTTTTAGCTTTCTTCTTGAGTTTCTTTGTTTTCTTTCTTACTTTCTTTTCTTCTTTAGATAGATTTTCATCATCGAAATCTTCTCCAAGTTGTCTTCTCTTATTAGCTATCTGCAGACTAACTAATTTCTTCTTAAGAAGTTTCTCTTTCTGGAGTTGTTCTTTACGAATCTTTTCGAGTTTCTTCATTCTCTCTTTATTACCAAAGAGATTTCTGATATCCCAATTATGATTCTCAAGAGCTTTTCTCAATTCAATTGATTCTATCTCTTCTTTTGTCTTTAACTTACCATTATACTGAGTCTTAACTTGAGTACTCTCCCATTCTTCTAATTTAGCAAGATACTTATAATAATCTTTATCATTAGTCATATCTCCCTTAAATTCTGGCATTCTACTCAATACTAAAGTTTGGCTATTATCATATAAATCAAACTCAGCCATATCTGCACTGAGCATATCTGATATGAAACCAGCTATACCAAGAGACCCTTTCTTTTTCTTCTTTTCTATGCTCTTATAAAGATTACCTAGGTCTGGTAATGCTTTAATAGATTTCTTTATCTCTTTCTTAGTAATAGGAAGAACCATATTATCTGGTACATTCTCACCATCTTCGTAAAGAGATACAGGAGCATAGACTTCTGTTTCTTCATCTTCATTAGAATTAATTGCTCTTTCAATTATTCTCTTATCTTCTTCACTAAAGAGAACATCGTAAGCATCTTCTAATTCTTCTTTCGTATAGACTTCATGGTCTTCCTCTTTCAAGAAGTCTTCAGCAGGTGCATCTGATAGAATATACTCTGTTAAATACTCAGTATCAACAGACCTCCTACCCGAACCCTTAAACTCTGGCAAAGTTAAACCACTAATCCATATTTTACCTCTAAAGAATAATTTCTTAAATTCATCTGGAGAATAAACAAAATTATCCTTTGCTACTAAATCCAGACATTTTAAAGCTTCCCTCATTGCTTTAATATACTCAGGGAATTTTCTGAATTTATGTTTGTACTTACTAAAAGTCTTAAAAGCTTCGTAGTACTTATACTTCTTTTTTCTTTCTTCTTCTGATAAATGATACTCATCACCAAACTCATGAACGACAACAGTTCTGAATTCTTCTTTCATCATCTCTTCTCGTTCTGCTTTTAACCTTGGTAATTTAGCCCTCACGGTTTCTATATCAATATCTTGAACTTTATTGGTTGTAGCTTCTCCACCCTCTTCACCAAATTGATATAGAGTATCATCATTATCACTTACCATGATATTAATCATACATAAAAAATCTCCTTTCGTTAAAATAATATATCAAAATACATACATACTAGTAATTATGTAAATTAATTACATAAATGATGATTAATTAAGCCGATACATAATAAACTCCTATTAAAAGCAAAATATGATATGTACTTGGATATACCAAAATGTATATCCAAGTACATAATTTTATTCCCTTAAGCAACCTGTATCTCATCTTTAGATAAGGTTTGCTTTTCTAATTCAT